ATCATGTGGCTCGGTAACTGATAGCCACTTCTCCACTCTGGCGTTGCACTCGCAGTTTTCGTTGTCGCACTCAAACTCATAAATAGGCATTACTTCTCAACTCCATGAATAGTCTCCAAGTGATCTAGCATCATCCGGCTAACGCCTTGCTGACCACCTAGATAATCATACGCGCCTATAAGTGAGAAGCCGCAGAAGCACGTGTGGAAGGCTTCAGGAAGTTCATTGCTGTTCGCAGCAGTTGCATCGCTCATTAGTAGTCCATTCTCCGCATTGGTCGCATCGTCTAATATCCTTATCCTCGATCACATCTTTGCGCTTTTCATAACCAGCAGCTACGAGTAACTCCACCAGATCGCTAAGGCGAAGCATGGCTACATAATCGTCAGCCTTTTCACCTTGTCCATTTAGCCTAAAGCAAGCGAACCCCAATAAACCGCTTTTGGCTGTTCTAGTTTCGATCTGGCGGAGTGTTCCCGAGACATCAAGGCCTGTGCGCGCTTTAACCTCGCAGTCGAACGGAACATTGAGTATGTCGCGCCCATTACCTCGACCTACTGAAGCGCCTTCCCACCAGCGCCTCAGATATTCTGCTACCACACGCTCGGTTCTAAAACCTCGGTGTTTACGGCTTTGAGACATTAACCGCGTGGCATTTCTTACATGACCATGTAATTGCTTGACCTTGTATCCAAAAGGCTAACTCCTCACGCGGAACTGGCTCGTTGCATAGATGGCATATGATCCGCACTTGAAGCGCGTTTAGTATTTCCTGTTGCTTTGCCATCTCAGCAAGTTGCTCATCCGGCGGAAAGTTCTCCCACTCGCCATCTTGGTTCATAAACTGTAAGCCGCTCATTGTCCTTCTCGTGCTTTCCATGTTCCGTCTGGCGCTAGGTTGTACCAAATAACATCTTTACAAGCGAAGCAACTGAAATTAGCCCAAGGTTTATTCGTTTTGGCGCTAACGCCTGTTCTCCAGCTCATAGGCTTATGGTCGTGGCAGTTCCGGCAATTAGGAATATCCTTGTCCATCTTAACTCCGCCTAATACTTCTTGAACAAGTGCTACTGCATCGGCTGCACTAGGCGCAGGATGAACCTCTTTGGTTGTCCAAGGATCATCTTCTTTTTCTACCGTTATTTTGTCTGCAAGTTTTTCAGCGAAAGGCTTTGGCGCAGGCTTTTCATTTTTAGCCTTTACCTTAGCGGCTTCCTCTCTGGATATTGAATGTTTCTCTGTTCCAATATCAGCATTTTTACAGGCAATTCCTATTGAACTGGTTTCACAGTTTTCCAAAGCAAAGTCTCGGTTAACTCCACGCTCGGCAATTACTTCTTTAGCATAACCCGTTGAGAAGGGGCGAGTATCCTCATCATCTCGATATAACTCACATTTAAAGACTATATAAATAGGGTTATCATTTATTAACTGTGTAATTATCCTGCCCATGGGATGCATTTGCCTAAACATCTTAATTCTTTCAGCCACCGTAGTGTATTCCTCAAGATTAAACATAAAGTTCATTCTCCTCTGTATGAAGTTGTCCGGCTATTGCCACATAAGCAGCTAGATCCACATATGTGTCTGTCTTGCCAGTTTCCATGCTTCTGGCTATTTTGACGAGTGCCATGCACATCGCAACTTGATAATCCGTAATTGGCATTTCAAGATAACTTGACCAGAGTGCTGCTGTTCTAGCCATATTGTCTGAAGGATGACCGTAGTCAAGACCTCGGTCTTGGATGGTTGCTCTGGCTTCGTTAAGGTAATCACGCGCGTTCATGCCCGAACCTTATCGCGTTGCTCGTACTGACGGCGAACTGCTCTGCGGCCTTCGATGTAGCCTGAGTTAACTCCTTGAGTGTAAAAGAATACAATGCTGGCAAACCAAGCAAGCATTAAAAATGCAATATTAAGCGCGGTCATTACGCCACCAACTTTTCCCGGCATTGACCACACCATGATGTTACTTCTAAACGATTTGACCACAAGCGTGCCTTGTTTGTGTCTTGAATGGTAACTCCATGATCTTCACACATTAACAACCACTTGCCGCCGTCTGCTGAGTCCAAACCTTCTTCAGCGGCTAAACAGAGTGTTACTTTTACGCCTTCTACTTCTATGGTTTTCATTTGTTTGCCCTTTCGTTTCTGTGAGTATTTCTCACTTCCACAAGTAGAACAATACGCCTGTTTTAGGCTCGGTCAAGCATATTCTGATAACGAAATGGTAACAATTCTGCCTCGTCCACAGCATCGTCTAAAGACCGGCGGATGTCTGGAAAGTCATCTAGCCCTGCCATAACGCCTTCCATGCACCACAAAAGTGCCATCCTTTTCAAGGTTAATTATGCTCACTTGGCTGCCTTTGGCATCTTCTTCGACAATTATAAAGGCTTGCTGCCAGTTCATTTGACCTTTGGTATAAGTCGCTAAGCGCGTTTCCATGAGATGCCCGCCTTCGTACCCCCTGATAATACGGCTGATCTTGCCGCCGGATGACTCAGAGAATTGTGAAAAACCAGCGCGATGCGTATGCCCACAGATGGTCGAAATACCCGCTCTGCGGGCGCTCTCAAGGGCTGTGAGACCTGGTGTGGGCTTTACGCTACCCTCGTCTCCATGTACCGCTATAAGGCGCTTAGCGACCTCGTAGGGCTTCTTGTGGTAGGTGATGCCTAATTCGTCTAATTTCATGAACTTTTCAAACTTCAACTCAGGCAAAGACATAAACGCTGGGATCTTATTCATGATCACGTTGAACAGGCGGTCTGTGTGGTTAGACCTGATCATGTGCTGTTCTTTAGCATATTCGCCTAAGCGCCAAAGGATCTCAACCGTCATGTCGCGGTTCTCGGCTAGGGTTTGCTCGTACCAGCCGGGCTTTCCTTCGCTCCAGCGCCCAATTTCTGTGAAGTCTGCTTCATCTCCCAGAGTAAGTACGCTATCTGGGCGGTATGCTTTAATAAAAGAGATAACATTGTTAACGCTTACTGAGTCATGCAGGGGAACTTGAAGGTCTGGAACGACCACCGTTCTACGCATAGCCATAATTTAATCCTCGTCATCGTCATCGTAGGGGATGCGGTCGGGTAATTCTGGCAGCCAATTAGGTGCAGGAAGTATCGTTGCCGGATAAGTTAAAGGCTCAAGAAGTAACGCCAAAGCGATCTCCTCAGTAAAACCAGCCTTGCGTAGGCTTTTCCAATACTCATTCAACCCGATGCAATAACTTTCTAACTTTGAGTAATCCTCAAGTTCGATCGCTTGCTTCTTTGCCATGCTTTTATTATCGCTCTAAAAGTATGTTGTAGATCTCATCGACACGCGCATTTAGTCGCTTAATCTCCGACAGCAAATGAGTGATCACATAACCAGCCAAGCCACCCACGATCGCAAGCGTGGCAATATAAAGATTTAAGTAATCCGCTGGAGTCATCGTTTTGGAGTCGCATATCCGAACACGCCTGCTAGTACTGCCCAAAGGATCGAACGGTAGTCCGCTGCAAAGTTACTGGCTGCCCAAGCAGACAAGAACGCTCCAGCAGTTAGGAAGTAAGGATTTTTCATATTCATTTGCTTGCTCCTAGTAGTGGGATTTGAAAGAACGAACCATCCTGATCGCCTTTGCTAGTGAAAGATATATGGAGATGATGGCGGTGTGGGTTAATTCCTTTATACGGTCTCCAACGGAATAACGATTTAGCGCTGGTGATCTTTCCGTCAAAGATAAGATATGCGATACGGCGATCAGTCTTTGCCAAGAGACGAAGTTGATCTGCCACATCTGGCATGATGTCGGGGTTTGGTTTGCCGGATAGATCGCGGTCAATGTCCAAGGCACGAACCCAGCCCTGCTCATCTGGATTATGGTCAGACTTACGAGCTGCGTGCCGACTATCGCCGAGCCAGCCATCGCTGGAACGGTCACGATCGCTAAAGCAGTCATCGAACTGTTCTCGTAACTGCGCACCGGCTTTGCATAATTTAGGCTTCATCTCTTAGCCTCTTGGACTCTAATTCGCAACCTTGGCAGTTCCATTTAAACTGATCGTTTAAGAATAATTCCTTATGACCACACTCAGGGCGCGGAGCAATAAAAGCATCTGCTTCTGGATCATAGGTATAGCCAATGCCTGCGTAATTGTAGCGAATAGATCCATTATATGAAGTTTTCACCCAAGTACCGCCAAGATTATCTAATAACCATTGGTAGCCTTCATCGCCATTAGGATCGTTATTGTCTCCAACGGTTACTCGGATAACTTTATTGTTTTCGTCTAATTCAGCCCAATGACTCATGCTGCCCACCTTACGATAACGACACCAGAACCGCCTGCGTAACCGTTGATGAAAGATGAGTCTCCACCACCGCCACCGCCACCGCCGGTATTGGCTGTACCTGCCGCGCCGCCGCTTGACGCACCTAGTGAACCTTGTCCACCACCGCCGTTAGCAGTACCGCGCGAAATAGAACCACCGCCACCGCCACCGCCACCGATAAGTCCAGAAACTCCAAGACTTGTTGCAGTAAGTGTCGCAGTCAAAGAACCGTAATTAGTAGTTGATGAGAAACCAGTAGCGCCATTACCACCTGCATAACTAGCACCACCATTACTGCCAACTGCTGCGTAAGAACCACCGCCACCGCCACCAATGGCACTTGAACCTGAGTTGCCGCCTGCGTTACCTTGAGTTCCATATATGGCAGAGCCGCCAGTAGGGAATGAATAGTTTGCACCACCACCGCTCGCTCCGTTACCTGCTGCTGATATACCAGCGGTCGAACCACCGCCACCACCGCGAGCAGTAGTTAATCCCGTAAAAGTAGTATCAACTCCATTCCCGCCACGCGCTCCGCTGTTGCCAGCAGTTCCACCACCGCCGATAACAATGCTATAACTTCCAACTGCTAAAGACTGGTTAGAATAATCTACCAAACCGCCTGCGCCGCCTGCGCCGCCAAAGTAATAACCACCGCCACCGCCACCGCCCAACATAATTATGCTGGCATTTAGTGATGTAACAGATACTCCTAAAGTGCCGTTGGCGGTAAAGACTCGGTAGTTAAAACCGCCTGACGTGTAAAGAGTTCCGCCTGTAACAGTTGGAACTAAAGGTGGAGTTGTAGGGCTTAACACCCCAGTAACAACATTGCCGATCATTAGGCAATAGCCCCCAC